GCGGGCGATCTCCTCAGGGGTGGCGCCGCTGCCCACGTCGGCCGATCCTGGGCCGGCGACTGGCGCGGCGTCCAGCATCCGGTGCAGGTGGGCGGCGACGGGGGCAGGGCGGGCGATCATCAGCCGGAGCCCCGGCGGTCTTCGATCGCGCAGAAGAAGATGGTGGCGCCGCCAGCCTTTCCGCTGCCGCTCTCCGTCTTCTCGGCCACCAGCGTGTCGCCCTGGATCAGCTCCAAGGCGGTTCCGGTGGCGCCCGCGTCGACCGTCATCGAGGACGGCGTCCACTGGGTCAGCGCGGCGCCGCCGCTGCTGTTGGTGGTGAAGGTGAACAGGGTGGTCGGGGTGCCAGCCCGGTATCGCTTCACCGTGTAGGTGCTGTAGTCGGTTGCGTGGGTCGCCACCGCCGTGTCGGCCTGGATCTTGACGTAGTCGGTCTGGATACGCAGCCCGACCGGGCCGGCCCAACCAAACTGACCACGCGACGCGGTCCCGGCGGCGGTGTAGGGGATCTGGATGCTGATCTCTTCGTACATGACAGCCTCTCAGGAAATGTTGATGCCGTAGGCCACGGTCTTTGCGGTGGACAGTTGCAGCGGGCGGCGGTTGAACCGCTGCACGCCGGACAGTTCCACGACGCCCTTGCCGGGCTTGCGCTCGGTCGACAAGGACAGGGCGCGCCGGATTGCCATCCGATGCTGCGACACGTCAACGAGGAGCAGGCCGGACGTGGCCCCGGAGCCGGTGTAGCGGCCGGTCGAGGCGAGATCGTCGGTGGCGAAGGGGCTGATCCGGATGGGGACGCCGCCGATGCTCGCCAGCTCGCCGGTCAGGACGGCCGCCCGGGGTCCGTACTTGTCGACGGTGGCGACCTGATCGAGGGCCAGCATCTTGAGCAGGAGCACCTTCGCCGAGGTGACGAGGCGCCGGCCGTTCGACATGCTGAACGGGCTATCCAACTTGCTGAACAGTTCGAGGATCTTGGCGTAGGAGAAGGTCGACATGTCCAGCGTGTTGCTCAGGTCCAAAGCCTCGCCGCGCAGGCCCTTGATCTGGTTGCGGTGGTCGCCGGTCCCGCCGGCCCCGGTGGTGGTGAAGATGCCGCCCGGGCTCCACGAGGCGATCGTGTCGGTGGCCGTGACGTTCTTCTGACCGTTCAGGATGCAGTCCTCGGCGCCGAACCGGATGGACCGGGCAAGGATCGTCATCATGTCGGCCATCGTGATCGCGATCGCATCCTCCATGCTGAAGTCGTCGATCACGAGCCGCACCGACAGGGCAGCGGGCGTGATGCTGATCTTGTCGAGCACCGCGCTGGAGGCGCTGTAGGCGGCCGGGTCATCGTTGGACGCGGCCCCGGCGCCGCTGGGGCGGGGGAGCTGCTTGACGACCGGCATGTCGGAGCGCGCGCCGAGAGTCTCGGTGGGCAGGTCGGACATGAACAGGGGGGCGTCGCCGGTCTGCCCGACAAAACCCAGGGGGATCATGACCTCATCAGGGATCGCGTAGCCGCCGGCGGCATCCGTGGCCCCGGTGAAGGCGCGATCGACGGCCTTCTCGCTGAACAGACCCTCGACGGCGGCGCGGGTGAGGCCGAGGGGGCCGTTGACGAGGTGGCGGGCGAGCATGGCCGCGGCGCGCGGCGCGCCGGTCTGGAGATCGTGCAGGCTGTTGGCGCTCTTGCCGTTGTGGGCCGCCATGGCGCGACCGGCCACGAGGAGGCTCTTGGCCTGCCAGTGCCAGTCATCGGCGACCGTCTCGGAGGTAAGCAGACCGGGGACAGGCACCGACTGGCCGAGCCACCGCTCGGTCGTGTCGAAGAGCCGGACGGCCGCACCGAAAGGATCGGGCGCCGAGCGGCGGAACTGGCGGTAGACCTCGGGGCCCTGGCCGACCTGGGCGGCGGCGACCTGCTGCTGCGCCTGCCACGAGGCGGCCTCGCGGGAGAGGGCGTCGATGTCGGCGGCGGCCTTGTCGACGGCGCGCTTCAGCTCCGCGTCGGTGCGCTCGCCGGTCTGCACCTTGGCGTGCAGGGCCTTGATCTCGCCGGTGGTGGTGGCGAAATTGCTGGTGATCACCTCGACCACCTCGCCCTGCTTCATGCCGGGCGACAGCGTCTTCATTTCGATTGCATCCTCTGCGAAAAGCGACACGTCGCCTCCTACTTCGTGAACCCGAACCAGTCTCCCGGCTCGGTGGTGAAAGACTTTGCGGGCGCCCGCTCGGGCATCTCCGCGGGGCCGGGCCGGCAAGCGTCACCGTTCATCGGGATCCCGACGACGGAGCACTCCAACAGCTTCGGCCGCAAGTAAACATACCCCTGCTTCGCGTACCGAGGGTCATCCATCGGCAACTGCGCGCGGGCCAGCACGGCGGTCGGCAGGAAACCGACCGAACAGGCGTGTAGGTGCCCCTTGTCGAGCATGTCGGCCACCAGGGCGGCCAGACTGTGCATGGCCGGCTCGGCGGGCCGGTAGGGCACGAAGTCGCCGGACAGGGGTTGTCCGCCCACGTTGGCCCATCGGCCGATGGGCATCCCCCACGTCGCATGGTTGTAGAACGCGACGGGGTTGCGCGCGAACCCGCCGAGGTCCCAGTCCTGATCGACGATGTCGCTTGCCCGATCGACGTTGTCGGTGGACATCGTGAAGCGGAAGGCGGCCTCTCCGTCTCCGGCCGCCCGGGTGATCGAACCCATGGCGCGCCAGCCGACAGCCTGAACGGGCGCCTCGCGGGACACCAGGGACGAGGCCCCGGCGAGGCGGGCGATCACATCGCCGCTCGGCACCTCGCCGCGCTCCACGGCCCGCAGGTCGTCGGCCGACAGGCAGCACGCCTCAGCCACCAGGGACCGGGCCACGGCCCAGCCGACGCTCTTCGACTGCGCGACGCTGGCCAGCACGCTGGCGAGGCTGCTGTCGGGGCGGCTGTAAACCTGAATGAGGGTCGTCATGTCAGACCCCTACCACGCGCGCGGCGGTGGTGCAACGGCAATTCACCACCTCGGCAGCAGAGCGAAACAGGCCCGGGCCTGCGGCGCGCTCGCCGGTGTGTTTTCCGATGGGGATCGAGAAGTCTTCGCCCGGGTCGACCTGCACCCCGTCGAGGGCGAGGTGAGAGGGGCGCGTGGCCGCGTCTTTGGCGGCCAGCCATTCGACCTTGAAGGCCACCCCGATCTGCGCCGCCGACTGGTAGGCCGACACGGTCCCGGCGCCGATCGCGATCCCGGCCTCGGTGCGCGCGATCCGTAGCGCCCGCATGGGCGACCACGTCCCGGCCGTGTCGAGCTGGATCGCGGCCTGAAGCTGGTTGGACGACCAACCCTCGGCGAGGCCGCGCCGGACGATGGTGGCCAGATCCGCCCGCGTGACCCCGTCGATGGCCACCACGTTCTCGGCGACGGGTAGTGTGGACGGCGACAGGACCGGGTCCCAGGAGATCGAGCGCCCGAGGTCCCGGGCGACGCGCTCGAAGCCCGCGCGCTCGGCGTCGCGCATGACCGGGTCGATCAGCCCGGCCAGCGGGTCGCCCGAGTCGCCCAGGAGGATCGCGGCGAACGTGTCGGCGATCAGGTCCCGGTGGACCTCGGGCCACGCCTTGACCGCCATGGGTTCCGGCCATTCGAGGAGCCGGACGCGGCCGGCGACGGTGGCCTTTTGCTCGGCGAGGAAGGGGCGCACGGTGACCAACAGGGCGCGCTCTGCGGGCCGCTGGACCGTGCGGACGTAGCGCGCCCACTCCTGGCGGCGGGTCGGCTTTGCGGCGCGCTGTACGGGCCCTGTGATGGCTTTTTCGGGGTGCAGTTCTTTGTACTTCCGACGCGCCCAGGCCCGGCCCGGGTCGCCGCCCCAGAGGAGCCACGCGATCCACCCGTTCGACGGGTCCGAGTCGTTCCCGAAGCCCGGGGCGTCGCGGTCTGAGTTGTGGCGGGCGAAGTAGTTCACCATCCGGCCAACCGTGCGGGGCGACAGGTTGCGCCGGCCGGAAATGTCGCGGGCCCGGGCGACGCCTACCGCGGTCCCGCCGCGGCCGTGCTCCTCGCGCAGCCGCAGGCCCTTCTTCGCCGCTGCCGCCATTTCGGCGGTAGGGCGGAGGTCAATCGCCATCGGCGAGGGCCTCGTCAAGGGCGGCGCGGGCCGCGTCGATCATCTCCTGATCGCCGCCCTCGATGGCGTCGAGGAGGTCCTGGGCCGCAACCGACAGCCCGGCGGGGGCATCCGTGCCACCCTCGGCGGGGTCGCTGGCGAACATGTCGGGGGTGACCTCGTTGAAGCCCTCCAGACGGTAGGCCGCCTCGGGGGTCAGCCCGTTGTCGATGTGCGACTTCACCCGCTCCAGCCGCGCGCCGCGGTCCTCCTGGAGCGGGGCCACGCCGCCAAAGTCGAACCGCACCCGGACGGGCTCAAGGTAGCAGGCGCCGATGGCGTCGAGGATCCCGTGGATGCGCTCCGCCTCTCCTCGGATGTTGCGCCAGTATTGCGTAGACTGTTCACGCGCCGTCGCGTAGTTCGCTGTCTCCAACCCGAGACGCACGGGCGGCACCCCGGTAACAGCCAGCGTGCAGGCGCGGGCGGCAGCGCTGCGCTCGGCCTCCTCCATCTCCTTCGGTGACCACGACAGGGGTGTTAGCTCCAGGCTGCCCGACAGGACGGCCACACCCTGATCGGCGGCCGTGAACGCCTTTGTCAGGCTCGACTCAGCCTGGGCGATCTGCTGAGGGGTCAGGGGGGGCGACCCGGCCCGCGGGCTGGCGATGGCGTCGGGGCGGCCCTTGCGGCTACTCTCAGCGGCGCGGCGGCTGGCGTTGTTGTTCGCCGAGATCACCGCGTCCAGGGGCGCGGCGGGCGCCATCCCAGACAGGTCGGTGGCGTCGTAGCGGGCGCGGAAGCGATGGGCCGAAACAATGCCCGACTGCCCGTAGGTGGCGCAGGGGAGGTTGGCGTAGCCCCCGAAGCCGCCGCCATCGTCCACCGCGTACCCAGCGATTGAGCCAAGGCTGTTGGCGATTGGTTGCACCCGCGTCGGGGGGAGCCAGATCAGCGCGGTCGGGCCGGCATTTGCGTTTTGGATCAGGACGTGGCCGTAGGCGTTGCCCCCGGCGCCGAGGTCGACCATCCACTGCTCACACAGTTCGCGCCACGAGGTCGGCCGGATGGCGATGGTGCCGGCGCCAGTCATGCTCAGCGCCCGCGTGCCGTTCGGGTTGGCGAGGAGGTCCAGCACGGGGTGCGACTTGAGCCGCTTGCCGTTCTTGTCTTCGGCGTACAGGGGGAGGGTAGACAGGTCCATCGCCTTGTCGGCGACAGAGGCGTGGAACCAGGGGTCAAGGGCGACAGCCCGCAGCGCGCCTGCGGGACTGTACTCCGGCGGCGTGGAGAGGCCCGTGCCGTAAGCGGCCCCGGCAGGGATGGGCTTGTCGCCGTCCAGGGTGGGGACGGTCACCGACTGCCCGAGGCCGAGCGAGCGGGCGACCCACCCGGAGAGGCGGGTCCAGCGGGATGGGGCGGTGGCGGCGTCGCTCATGGGTGGCCCCTACCACGGATCGGCGTCACAGTCCACCCGCGCGCGAGTAGCCGTGTAGTTCGAGGCCGAGGGACAGGTAGCGCAGGCAGTCCCAGGCGTGGTCATCACCCACGACCACCACCTCCTGATGCGCGGTCGCCTTGCCCCAGCGCAGCAGCTCCAGTTCGCGCACAACGCTGGCGCAGCAGTCATGGATGATCAGGTGCGGGCGCCCGTTTCCATCGACGGCGAGGCGCCGGCAGAGAGCATCGTAGCTGTCTTGGCGCGACTTGACGGCGGGGTGGCAGGAGAGCCCGTACTGAGTCGCCAGCGAGGCGATCGCCTGCGCGTCGGCCGGGTCGGCGAGGCGCAGGGCCGGCTCAGGCTCCGCGCGCCCGGTGCCGTCGCAGGCGCAGCACCGCTCGGCCGCGGTGGCGAGGCGGCGCGCGGCGAGGCGCGGGTCTGTGCGGGCGTGGATGATCTCGCGGGCGTGCTGGTCACCCAGGATGCGCCACTGCCACCACTCCGGGGACCCGACGGCGGCCCGGATGTCATGCGCCCGGGGCCAGCACGCGGGGCACAGCTCGGCGTCGTGGATGGCGCGGGCGTGGTGGGCCGTGGTGCGCTCGGCCTCGTAGTGCTCCCGGTAGATGTGGAGCGTGTCGTCGGGCCCAAGGGCGCCCCACAGACAGACGAAGGGATCGCGAAAGCCAAAGTCAATGACGGTGAAGCGTGGCCAGTCGGCCGGCGGGGTGAAGGCGGGGACAACGTGGGCGGCGCGCAGGAAGTCGGGATGCACGCGGCCGGTCGGGTCGACGATGGCGCCCTTTAGGCGGCTGGCGGCGCGGGCGCCCACGGCTTTGCGCTCAAGCATCCGACTGTCTACCCACGGGTTATCCTCCCCGTGGATCTCCACGTCTACGACGCCGGGCGGGGCCGCTTCGCCGGTGTTTCGGTAGCCCAGGAATTTGGTGAGATACCCGGTCCAGCCCGACAGGGAGGTCATCGTGTTCAAGGTGGGGGCGGTGTGGTCGACACAGCGCATACCCGCCTCCTCTGTCACGTCGTCGTCGAGGGGCTCCTCATCGAAGTGTAGGAGGTGGATGGCCGAGCCCTGAAAGCCGCCGCGGCCCTGCTCGACGCACTTCGAGACGATCACCCCGCCGTTTGGCAGGATGATCTCGGCCTGTTGGTTCTGTTTCCATCGGACACGGCGGGCTACCGTGGGCCCGGGAATGTAAAGGTCAATCGACGGGCGGAGATATTCGAGGGAGTCGGACCACGTCAGGGAGACTGACCAGATGCGCCCCGGGCCGGGTTGGATGCGGTGTAGGGGCAGGCGGTTGTGCTGGGCCCAGACCTGCACGATCGGGGAGTTGGCGCCATAGGCGAAGGCGGCGACAAGCTGCGCCCCGGCCTTCGTTTTTCCGCTCCGGTTGCCCCCCATCAGGAAGGCGTCGACGGTGCCCTCGGCAAGGATCTGGCGCACGGCGGCCCGCTGGGAGGTCCGCAGCTCCGTCACCCCGCAGCGCGGGCAGCGGTGGAGCCAACCTGGGCCGATGTGCTCAAGGGTCACGCCGCGCCACTCTGCGCCCTTGGCGGGCACGAGGCAGCGGCGGCACTCAGGCTCCCATAGGCGGGCCATGGCGAGGGGGTGGCCGGCTACCTGGGCTTCGAGGGCACGCATCCGGGCCAGGATGTCGCGGGCCCGGGGGTCGGTGGCGCTGGCGGCGGCCCACCACTGATCGACGGAGGTTGACAGGGTGGCGGGCAGGAGGTGCCGATCCCACCACTGCGCGCGGCGGCGCGTGAGGGTGGCCGCGTCGATCATTCCGCGTCGAGGGTGGATAGATCGGCGTTGATGGCGGCGAGGTCTGTAGGGGTATCCCCGACACCGACGGAGCCGCTGTGGTCGATCGCCACCTCCTTCGAGGTGGGCAGGCCGCCGCGATCGAAGGCCTCAGCCACAGCCCGCAGGCGGACGCCGGGATCGTTTACGGAGTCCCGGGCAATACCGATCAGCACGTCAACGCCCTCATTGAGGAAGCCGGCCAACTTTTGCTTCGCAGCGTGCGCGGCGGCGCGCATCCACACGTTGTCAGCAGACACCCACGCATCGAGCTTCTTCCAGCGGAAGATGGTTCGGCGGTCGACCCCGACGGCCTCGGCCACGGCGTCAACCTCAGTCCCGTCATTCTCTCGGAGCATCCAATAGGCTTTGACCTGCCTATCGTCCAGTCCTTTTATCGGCGGGTAGTCACCGGGTGACATCTCGGCCCCCTCCACTGGCGTCTTGTTGCAAAACGCAACACACAGTCACCCGCACGCCTCCGCACACACCGCCGGCTCACCCTCAACCCCGAGGGCCCAGCACGTCCCGGCCGGGATCGCCTCCAGGCACGCGGCGCCGGCCTTGGCGTCGTACTCCCACTCGGCGCAGATCAGGCTCTTCGCGCCCCCGATCCGCTCAAGGCAGCGGGCCCCATCGTCGCACCCGTCGCACGCGGCGGCGCCCCACGCGGTCACCCACTCGGCGTAGGTAGGCAGATCGGCGGGGGCCGGCCCGGTGTCTTCGGTGGGCTCGCCGCAGGCGAGCAGGATGGCGAGGAGGGCGGTGGGGCGCATCATGGCTCCTGGGCCAGCCCGCGGGCGAGGGCGTCGCGGAGGATGGTAGCGGCCGGGACGCCACGATCGGCGGCGAGCCGCTCAGCGCAGAGCCGTAGGTCAGGATCGACGCGAAAGGCGACGGTTACCCGGGGTTGCTCCCCGGGCGGCTTGCGGCGGCGGTCGATGCGAGGTTCCATGCCATCAGCGTATCGCAAGCGCGGTTACCGCGCAAGCGGCTACACGTCGGGCTCCCGCCGCATGGGGTCGACCGAGGGCAACGCGGCGAGGATCGGGGCCGACGCTGCCCCGTAGAAGGGGTGCGAGACGATCCCCGCGGCGAGGAGGCGCCGGGTAGCGTCGGGCAGCTCCAGGCCCGACCACAGGGCCCACGCGGCGTGCACGCGCCAGTCGTCCGGCGGGGTGGTCACGTCGACCCGGGTGGAGGGCGCGCCAGCGCGGCCGAGGGCCCGCAGCAGCTCCACGGCGCCGGACATGTGGGCGTCGTGGATGGTGGCGTCGCTCACCGGGTAGGCGGTGGCCCTGCCGATCGGGCCAGAGCCCAGCCAACAGGCAAGGGCGGCCCCGCACGAGGCCCCGGGGGTCTTCGCCGGGAAGAGCGCGACGGCGAGGCTTAGGAGCGGCGCGGGCATCGAGAGGCGGATGCCGGGCGGGCGCTCGGGCAGGTTGTCGAGCTGGTCGCGGGACAGGTGGGGGCGGCGGATCATCGGGGGCTCCATGGGGGGTCGGTGTCTGCCTGACTTGACATGTCATGTCAGGTAACAGGGGGCCGCGGAGAGAGCAACCGAGCCCGACGGAGCCCCATGGACTGCGCAAGCGCCTTCCGGTAGGGGGGTCGCCTCGTCGAAAACGTAGTGAGTTGAGCCCGCTTAGGAGGATAGAACGTCGACCACCACGGCGTCTGTAGGGATGCGATAGGATGCGAAAATCATCCTACTTGACGAGAACCCGCACCACCACGATGTTTGTAGGGATGCGTAGGATAAACACCCCTCCAGCCCACCTCTACCGGAAATGCGAACCTGACGTACCTGACATGTCATGTCAGATACTCTTCTTCTCGCGTTGGGGTACCAATTCATCCTATTTATCCTCCTGGGTTTGCGTTCTTATAGGTAGAACCTTGCTTTTTTCATGTAGGATAAAATCGGCGTTGCCTATTCTATCCTACGCATCCCTACTAACACCGCGGCCATCGACATTCTCGACGCCCCTCCCCCAGATCCCGGGCCCGCGGAACCCCCCGCACCCTCCTGCGACCCCTCCAAATATAGCGCTTGCGCCATTCGGGCCCGCGGGCTACCCTGGGATGGCCACCCCGGAGTTCCAGCCATGACCCCTCCCAACCTCCCCGACATCCTCGCCCGCCTCGCCAACGCCACCCCCGGCCCGTGGCGCTGCGTCCCCTGGGAGAATTGCCCCGACCCTGACTACACCAGCGTTTTCACGGCCGTTCACCCATCGGCCCTCATTGCCGATGGGATCGCCCTGGCCGACGCCGACCTCATCGCCCACGCCCCCACCGACCTCGCCGCCCTGGCCGCGCGCCTCACCGAACTGGAGGCCGAGAACGCCGCCCAGCGCGCCATCCTCGCCGACTCCCGCGTGGTCC